CTGCTTGATTGCAGATATCTCGCTCCACCTTTGACTCCCGCCTACAGTCCCGTAGTCGTATCTGATTTTGATGGGATGTACCCGACACGGATAGAACTTGCCTATAGCGCTGCTGGCAAGGTTTAGGTGGTAAGTGAACTCTGCTTGCCATCGTTCCGCGTAATCGTCCCAGAGATAGGCCCACTTATGCGACTCGATTTCGTTCTTCTCGGTTTCTGTGAGAGAACACGGATAGTAGAAATAAGTGTCTACTCCGGCGTTTATCAAAGCTGACGCATTGGTGTACTGCGCCTTGAAAAGCGGGCCGGGAAGCTCTGGCTTGAAACAGCCGCAGACTCCAATATTCTCACCGCTGAGAATATCCAGCAACTCGTCGCTAGGCGCGATAGTGAGATTGGTGTCTACCCAGAAGTACAGTCCACGACTACCGTGAAAGCAATCACCGGACAAGTCGGTAGTGTACATCGTGCTGATGATAGCCGAAAGAAACTCTTGCTGCAAGAACGGCTCGCCGCCGCTGATGCGAAATACCGGCGTTGGGCACCGGTCGCACTTGTCTACGTACTCGCTTCGGTAGTTCTCCAGCACGTCGAGCGCAGAGACGGTTTTGGGCTTGGTCTTGCCGCAAAAGCAATAGTCACAAGACAAGTTGCAGCCTTGAAGTTGGAGAATACAGGCGTAGTTGGTTATATTCCAGGGCACTCCGGTCACCGCCGACGCGACTTGATACGGCTCCGGGAACGGGAGAGCACGCGGATACGAGGTGAGTTCTAGGTCCTTGTCCTTCACGTACTTCTTCTCGCGTAGAAAGCCGTAAATCCCAACGTCTTCACTGGCGCGAATATCGTCGGCTTGCGCCATAGCCTGGACATCCATCACAAGACCCTGGGTTTCGGCGAGCTTCTTTTGGTTCATGGCGGGTTCTCCTTGAACGCAACTGAGCGAGACCGAATGCGTTGACAGAACTATACTTACCCCAGCGAGTCGAAGTTCAAACCAGGCGAAGCGATCTGATTTACGTAGCGCCTTGAACTGAAGACGGAGCGCCCTGGGCACAACGAGGCGACTCAGCTAACCCGAGCGGCCAGGCCTTGCTGTTTTCTAGGTTTCTTCTATATAGATATATGACTGTAGTGTGGTACGACAATATACAGTACGCGCGCTCGCACGCGCGCGCGCGCGTTATTAATTATTAAACGCGCGCACACGCGCGCGCGTTTTAAATTAACGACTCCAGATTCAAGAACGACTTAACGACTAGCAGAACGCTTTTTTATTTAATCTTATCTAGAATCTCTATCTCAAGATATAAATTCTATCTTACATCAGATGTTAAACGACTAGAAGTACTTAAATACGCGCGCGCGCGCGCGCGCACACGCGCGTACGCGCGCGTTCTAGAAGTACTTAACGCGCGCGCGCGATCCTCGCGCGATCCTTACGGACGACAGCAGTAGTACAGCCATCCACTAGTGAGGAGAAAGTTTTTTTCGCGGGAGAGGTTTACAACGTAGAGCCGCGTGGTATAATATTCGCGTGGGCATCAACGAGACCGTGAAGACAATCCTTTTCGGAGCGAGCGAGTTTGACTTTCACTGGTTCCTAGCCGGGCCGATAGCCATCCCGGCCAGACTTGCCGACCGGGTAGTCAAAGAGAATTATGCCTGGTGCCTGGATGACGAAATCGGTCTGCTTTGGAGACCGGTGATAAGCCGCGAGCTTGGGCGGTACGGTATGGGGACAGTAGACCCTTACTCTTCTAGCGTATGTGAAGTACTGGACTTGATGGGCGAGAAGGAGGGTTATAAACAAGTAATTCGCGCATGTAACGGAGTAGTGGCTTGTCTTCTGCCTTATCACTGGGAGTGTATACCGCGAAGAGAACAACACCTGCGAATAGCGCTGGACACTTTCGGCTACCCGTTCGTGGTTTACTCGCCAGACATAAATCTATCGCCCAATGAAAGGTCAACGGTCAAAGAAGTAAAGCGGCTGATGTCAGTCATCCCGACGTGCATAAGGATGAAGAACGCAATCCAGAAACTTGCAGATAGAGGGATACAGATGACTACTACTACAAAAGACACTTGCGAAGAAGAGCCGCAGTACATGATGGTGACTTGCAACTCTTGTGGCGCGTCTTACAAGTCGGCCATCATAATCGAGGGCGGTGCGAGAATCCCAGTAGATAAGTGTCCGGTATGCGAAAAGAGACTGCTTGTCGAGTAGATGTAGACTCGCAGTCAATTTATGCAATATTCTCAGCGGTGAGAATATCTATGCGGCGCAGAGAGAAAATAGCTGTAGATGTTGGGCGAATTGAGCGATAGATGCATTGGAGCGTACGGCTTGCGACGGTCAAACTATCAGCTTGATGCACCGACAGTCTTGGGCCCGACTTACCTGCGTGATGGCAGGTAGGCCGGGCTCTTTCATTGTCATAGTAAGCTTTATCATTGACCTATTGGTTATGTCAGTATATACTATTAGCGAAGACGAATTAGTTTGTAGCTTTTTGCGGAGGCTGTTTTATGTTTGACAAGCTTACAGTTGATGGCTTCGCGAAGCATATGGACGAACTGGAAGTGCCGCGAAGCATCGGCTGCGTCTTCATCCATCACACCGCTGGATTGCGCAAGCACTGGAAGGGCCGCTCTTCGGTAATCGCTATAGACAACTACCACCGTGAGGTTCGCGGCTGGTGGGGCATAGGATATAACTATATTGTTGACTGCAACACCCCGAATGTTATCTGGACTGGGCGGCCCCTCTCTAGAACCGGCGCACACGCTCTCATAGAGCCTGTCGCCGCGAGCAAAGGGCCAAGATGGACGGAGTTCCCATCTTCGTATCCCAACGTTCACGGGGTAGGCGTTTGTATTCCCGGCAGCTATAACGTAGATCATGTGGATCGGGGCTGCTATGATACGCTTGCTCAAGTAGTGGCGATTATCTGCAACAAGTTCAAGCTAGATGACCCGGCGATAGGGTACCACGAAGAGGTGGCGAACAAAGTATGTCCAGGGAGCGCTTACAACTTCCCGTCGAGAAAGAGTTTCGTCGAGCTGGTGTCAAGGTATAAAATCGGGGGTTTCGGCAATGCTCGTTTCAAGATGAACAATGACCCAGAGATACCGGCTTGGATAGACAATGGGATATCATACATACGCAGAAGTGATGCCGAACTGATAGCCGATAAATATAATCTACGCATACCAGATACCGACAAGGAGACAGTCCCCATACGGGGGTTTCTGGCCTTCAACCTCTTGCCCTCGCCGGGCTTTGACCCGTCGAGCAAGTTGATAACCGGGTTTACGCCGGATTACTGGACAAACGTGCGACTGATTATAAACGATGTCCCCGCCGGGCGAGTCTGGATGAAGGATGCCAAGGGGATGGGGCGAGTAGAAGACATAGCTAAGTTCTCAGGATGGCTGGAGAGTAAGCTCCCGCAGGTAGATGGATACGTTCTCTTGAGAGAGCTTGCCGAGCAGTATCCCAATAAGGTTATTCTCAGCACGGCGTATTGGGAGACGCAACGCAAGGTGTACCTCTACATGGACAACGAAGATTTTCACGCTTGCGAATCTCTATCGCAGCATGAGATTACTGCTGACCCGACAGAACATACCTAGGTAGGGTTGAGCTATCATGGGCCGATACTTCAACACCATATTCGGCGAGAAGACGACTGTATTCTTCACCGGCATCATAGCCTTTTTCACGACTATGTTTTTTGACTTCGTCGGGGAAATGGGGTATGCGCTAGCGCAACTAGTGGTTACTGTTTTCGTACTCTATGTCGTGGACACAGTACTCGGAAGTATGATAGCGCTGCGCCATAGTGAGTTCAATTCTAGAAATTTTGCCCGATCAATAGATAAGCTGGTTGTCTATTCCCTTTCGGTTGTTGGCATGACTGCCTTCGGTGCGCTTGTTGGGATTCTCATAACAGTCTCTAGTATGTCCATGTCAGTTGAATATGATATGGGTGTCTTTCCTCGGTTTTTCTTCATATGGATAATGCTACTTATTGGACTTACTGAGTTTATCAGTATGGTAGAGAATCTCAGAATATTAGGTTTCAAATTACCGAAGAACGTAGACAACCTGATAAAATGGATGAGCGACAAGCTCTGTCAGATCAACTTAGTGAACGGCAAGGATGATGAAGATGTCTGCGGAGGAGAAGAGGGAGGAGTGGATAGCACGGGCAAGAAAGGGTAGAACTAAGGCCCACTGTATACAGTGTTATCTCCAACCGGATGAGTACGAATGGTTCAAGAGCTTTATGCGCGACAAGGGCATCAAGAATAAAAGCGCAGCGGTGCGACTCTGTATTCGCCATGTTCGTATAGAGCACGGCATGAAAGACCGAGGCTACAAGAGCACGGTAGCCAAGCATGAAGTCGATATAGAGAACTTACTCGGGCTTAGAGGCGTCGGTTATGGACATGAAGAAGACTGACCGTTTCAAACTCGCTTTGTCGGAGGACGGCGAGACACGACCGGATTGGGTTCCAGACGTACAGTGGCATGGTAAGATGTCGGGGCCTATCATCGACTTTTGCACTTCTATGATGGCTGCCGGACACACCGACGTTGAGATTCACCAAGCCTGCAAGGAGTGGTTCAACGGGCCGCTTACCAAGAAGCCCATAGTACTGCTGCGTGAAACTCACGCTCATGTTATCGCCGAGAAGATAGAGCAGATAAGCCGCGAGATGGCGCGCATACCGATTGCTCATAAGGCTTATCGACTTCAGGTATTAAATCGGGCCGCTCTCAAGCTGATGGGCAAGTTTCACGAAGAAGTAGACGCGAGCACGCCAGGAGACGCCGAGAAGCTAACCCGCGCAGTTGCTAAGGTTATCGGCATGGCCAGAGAAGAGATGGAGGGTTCGCAGGCTACTCTCAATCAGCAGAACATCTACATAGACGCAGTCAATAACATTGACCTTGACAAGATCGACGACCTTGCTTCTATTCTCGGCAAGACGTATGATGAGATACAGAAAGTGCTCGGCGGCACGACGCATGAAGAAACGATTCCGGCAATAGACGCCGAATTCCAGGTGGATGAAGACGACTAACCTTTCTGCGCTCGGAGAAAATCTGCGTCGCGACATGACGCCCGAGGACTTGGTACGCGAAGCCAACCGCATCCAAGATGCGATTGAGCGCGTACGTATCCGTAAGGCGAGAGAGAACGTTAATGACTTTATAGAATATGTGTTCGGCGTAGTTCAAGGAGACATTCACAGAGAATGGCATGACCTAATGGATGACGAAAGTTCTCTGCGGACTCTTATTATAGCTCCCCGAAATCACGGCAAGACTACGCAGATCAAGGGACGTTGCATCTGGCTTATCGGACATAATCCCAATATACGCATCAAGTATGTCATGATGGCTGACGACAAGGCCGCGGGTATTGTAGGTAATGTCGGCAATATCATCACCGAGAACGAGAGGGTGCGCAAGGTCTTCCCGGACTTGTTGCCCAGTAGAAAGGACAAATGGACGACCAGGCAATTATTTGTGCGTCGAAGAATAGAGAGTCCAGACGCCACGCTGGAGGCCGCCGGTATCTTATGTTCTGCGGTTTCGGGTCGTTCTGACCTGCTGGTTTTCGATGATGTAGTGGCACCAAGAAATGCTGTGTTGCAGCCGAGCCTTCAAAAACAGGTCAAGTACCAGTATGCCAATGCATGGCTGCCGACGTTAGAAGAAAATAGTCCAATTATCTATCTGGCCACTCCTTGGACTGATACTGACCTCACTTCTTCGATTCAAAAGATGGAGGGGTGGAAGAAGTGGATTAGGCCCGCCATCTATAACGGGGAGGCTATCTGGCCAGAGAAGTGGTCATTGTCGGCGCTTGAGCAGCGTAGGCAGGATATGATGATAGAGGCCCACGGTAGTGACCGCGCTTTTCGGCAACAGTATTTACTTGAGATGGTTACCGCCGGAGAGAGGGTCTTTGACCTTGATAGCATCGACAACTGCAAGAGGTATGACATATATCTCGGCGAGGCTATCAACCCGAATTGGCCCAAGTTCATGGGAGTTGACCTCGCCCGAACCGAAGGCGGAGGCAACTATACGGTAGTTTTCACAATTGCGATTGACGATGCCGGGCGTAGGTGGGTAGTAGACATTGCGCGCGAGCAGATACGGGCATCAGAAATCCCTAGGCTCATAGCCGAGAAGTACGAGATGTATCATCCCCAGATTGTCATGGTGGAGAATAACGCCTTTCAGCAGGTCGTTATCGACCAATTATCAGAGCTAGACATAAGCATTCCGGTTCAAGGTCACTATACCGGGACAGCAAAGCACGACATCTCAATGGGCGTTCCCTCTCTCGCGACTCAAATTGACAACGGGAGTTGGGTTATCCCCTTTGCCGGAGACCACGGCGACGTAGTTCACAATTGCCCGGTGTGCGCATGGATAGACGAGATGCTCTCTTATCCGTTCGGAGAACATAACGATACGGTTATGGCAATGTGGCTTGCGGATATAGCCGCTAGGGGGGGCAAGTTCTCGCGCGCCGAGTTCAATTCGTGGTATGATTTACCCAGAACTGATGCCGCTATTGACGCGGCGGTAAAGGCGATGGCTCATAATGGGATTCATTGATAGGGCGCGTAAAGCATACCGCGTGCTTACCGCGAAGAGCGATCCGGAGGATACTACCGATACCCGAACTAACCTTCGGCGCATGTATCGTGGCTATTTTCCGTGGATGGAAGAGACGGATACCCGTAAGGCAGTCGAAGAGATCATCTCCAGGATGGACGATGAAGATGAGATCGTTTCTTCCGCGCTCGATGCGATAGCTTATTGCGCGACCACCTTCATTGATGCCAAAGAAGACCGGGAGGTCATTATAGAGTCCGATGACCCTAGGGTTAACAAGATACTCGGTGACATGGTGGCGAGAACAGGCATCGATAACAAGATGTGGGACATCGTGCGAACTACGGTAGAGAAGGGGAATCACTTCTGCCAGGTAGTTCTTGATAAAGATGGGCTGGTATCGGATATCAAGCAGTTTCCTTATTCATATCAGATAGTAAAAAACGTAGACGAAGGGGGCAATCTACTTCGCGGCAATCCCATCGTTGCTATGGAGAAGAATCTCCCCGGCATTGCTCCTTACGACCAGATTATTGACCATCAGCTTGTAGCGTCATTTTATGAGTTGCAGATATTGCATTTCATGTATGGTGTTACTAAGGGACTTACTTATGCAAAACCCATTCTACGTTCGGCTGTGCGCAATTGGCGCAGGCTACAGGCCGGTGAAGATAGCGTCGCGGTAGCTCGTATCATTCGGGCTTACAATCAGATTGTCCATCATGTTCCCATGCCTATCGAGGCAACGCAGGATGAGCGCGTAGAGTATCTGCGTAGGTACAAAGAAATGATGACCAGGCAGGAAGTGGCCGACTGGAATACCACCGGAAGCTATACCGACTGGGCGAGCACACCCGACCCAGATAGTGTATTCTCGGACACTTATCTTCCCCGACTTTACACTAAGAGTGGAGATGTCATTGATGGTGCGGTAGAGAGTATCGGCGGGCAGAACCCGCACATTACTAACCTTGAAGACCTTGACCGTTCGCTCAATCGTATCCTTTGCGTTTTGAAGGTTCCGGCTAAGTATCTGAATTACGACATCGGGCGACATAGTTTTGTGGACACCGGAGATAGCGAACGCGACGAACAGTTCGGCAGGGTGCTTCGCGGTGTTCAGAAAGCAGTAAAGAGGCCCCTGTTCGACTTGTGCGACCTTGAGCTTGCCTTGAATGGCATCAACCCGACTACCGTTGAGTACTCTATCATCATGCCTCCGATAGCTATTCGCGCGGAGGAGAGAATCGCCAACGTTGAAAATCAGCGCGGACAGACTGCTACTTACTGGCGGGCGGCTGACGTGCCCGCCGAGATGGTGTGGTCTAAGGTTCTCGGTTTCACTCCCGAAGAGATAAAAGCCGCGCAGGATGCCGCTGCCGCCAATCAGCAGGCATTCGCCGCACCGGGAGTTGATGACGATGCGTAAGATAGCGAAGATAATGCAGGTGGGCAGAATTAACCCATCGTACTACATAGACCGAGACCTTAGCGTCGCGGTTGCCGAGGCCGTGAATGGATGGGAGGACACTCCGGCTTCTTTCATAGGTCTCGCGCCCGAGACAGAAGCATACGAAGTTTGGTTGGTTCGCGTAGAAGATGCTAAGTGGACTGAACACGATACACTACCTACCGGGCAATATCATATTCCCCCGATTGCAACTAGAGAAGACGCAGAAGACACTCAGTACATATACCAGCCACTACTGACCGGGAAGCGCGTCCAACTCCATAAGAACGGTTCTGTGGTTAGCGCATACGACCATAAAGGCAGGCAGATAAGCGGAATTATACGCATGGGCGAAGCAGAGGTTGACATATCGGATGCAATGCTTGCATTATTGCAAGTAGAGATTCCCAGTATCGCCATCTTTGATGCTGTAGTAGAAGCTGAGACCGGCGACGTGATTCTCACAGATATTCTCACCTATGAGAATGTTGCGGCTCACGAGATGGCGGCGCGCGATAGGATGGAGTTGCTCGACGGGATAGAGTTTGATAATAGCGCAATACGTACTATCGAATGGAGTAGCGAACGCATCGAGAACTCTGTCGCCAGGCCGAGCGAAGAAGGCTACTTCTCAAAGTGGGTTATAGTGGCGAACCCTGAGGAGGGCTGAGCCTTACATGCCATATTCAGCGCCCCCGGCATATACTAAGGGGTTGCCCGTCGCCGTCAAGCGCGCGTGGACTAGCGCATTCAATAGCGCGTATTCATACGCGAAGAAGAAGGGTCTGGAAGACCCAGAGGGTTACGCCTTCGCGGTGGCGAATAAGGTTGCCAACGATATGGGATGGCGTCGCAAAAACGGCAAATGGGTCAAGTCTCCAAAAGAGCGCGTCGAGACTCTTTCCCTAGACACTCCTGATTATCAAGTACTCGGGGCGACTACTTCTCAACTCGTTTCTTTTCATGGTAAACTACACTCTATGATGGGCGGCGAGAATGGAGAAGCCGCGCAGAATATGCACGACCTTGTTTCTACGCTTCTCTCTCTTCGTGGCGTAAAGCATAAAGATTGAAATTACTCAGCAGCAACATTGCGCTTGCACAAAATATATAACTTATGTATACTCTAATTGGTGAGTGCCATGAAACTATGCGAAATGGTCAAGACCGACAAGTGTGTTCTCCACGAAGCGAATATTCCTTACCCGCCTTCGGTGGAGACACTTGAAACGGTGGTTGAACTTATCGGCAAGTGTGAACTAGTAGATAGTCTAGGCGAGGCTAAATGTCCGTATGCTGAGTGGGCTGAAGAGAACAAGTCTGTTGAGGCACAGCCCGACGAAGCACCCGAAGTAGAGGCTAAAGAGGCTTCCGAGAATGAGAAGCGCGCCATAACTATCGAGAGTGTATTAGCGGATATAGCACAGGCAGAGACGCTTTCTGATCTCATGGCGATAGAGACCGACTTAACCATGATGATGGAGGGCATAGAAGATAAGAAGCCGTGGATAGAAGGGCTTACGCATCTTCGCAATAAGATGGAGGAGGTCGCAAAGGCCAACGGGCTTGAAGAAATTTCAGATACGTTCGCCGACAAGCCGCAGGTCGCAGAGTCCGAGGACGGACGACTCCTTGTTACCGGAGCGTTCGCTAGGGTAAATGTTCCAACGCGCAATCGTCGAGTCTACCCACAGTCTGTATGGGACGCCAACGAGGAGCACATCAAGCAGATGCTTGAGAACACTAAACTCGTTGGGCAGGACAATCATCCGGCGTGGGGAGGCACTATCCTCTCGGAGATAAACATAATCTTCAAGAAGATATGGCAGGATGGAGACGTGATGCGCTATGAGGGCATTATCCCGCGAACTCGCGCCGGTAAGGACCTCGAAGAGCTAATCAACCTTGGAGTAGGGGTTGAGCTTAGCACTAGGGGTTACGGCTCTCAAAAGTCGGGCGAGTGGGAAGGCGAAGAGTGCGACATCGTTCAGGACGACTATCGACTTCATGCGATAGATGTCCTTATGAATGGTGCGGCACTCGGAACCGATATGAGAAAGAAGAGCGAAAGCTCGGAATCTCATCTTGAGAGCATCAAAGAGAGCGTACAACCAACGACTAAGGAGTGTATTGCAATGCGCAGTAGAGTCATCAAGATGGTAGAGCAGTCCATTCGTACCGCTGAGGTTCTTGGTCTGACTGAGGTTGCTGAGTCATTGCGAAGCAATCTGGATGCCCTAAACACCGTCAAGGACGATGACGAGAACTTGGAGTCTGTGCTCGACAATGCCACTAAGGCTCTGGACGAGGCCACCTTGAAGTTTGAGAACGCCAAGTCTGAGGGCGACAAGGAACTCGACGCGAAGCTTGCTCGCTTTGAGGCTATGGAGGCGCGGATGGAAGCGCGTGAAAAGGCCGAGAGTATCAAAGAGGCTCGCGACGCCAAGGTCGAGGAATTAATGGCTAAGGCCGAGGGCTTGAACGACAAGTTCTCGACGCGCTTGCGTTCGTCTCTCTCGGCCTGCGAGAACGCAGAGGCTGCGGCTTCGCTGTTTGAGGCTTTGTTCCCGGTCATGAAAGAGGCTTCGGAGATCGCCGACAAGGAGAATGTCGCGATCCATGTTCGCAGTGGCAACGAGACCGCTGCTCTAACCGGCGAGCGCCGCGAACGCCCGAAGACTGTGCGCGAGGTCAAGGAGCAGCTTATCGAAGGTCTCTGCAATGACACCGGCTGGGAGAATACCAGCAACGTGCCGATTGAAGACCTCAGCCCCGGAGACCATGTGCGCAACTTCCGCATTCTCTTGGACAACTATCAGCGCGAGTACCCGGCGTATTTCAGCGCGCTTACCGCTGAGGGTTACGCTCGCCATCTGGCTCTTACCGAGCAGACGACTACGGGCGATATCGCAGTCGGCGCGCCCTTTATCTTGCCGATCATACGGCGCACTTACCCGCGTCTGGTAGCTCTTGAGTTGTGTTCCGTTCAGCCGATGGATCGACCGGATGGCAAGGTGTTCTGGTTGAATGCCAAGACCGATAGCGGCGATTTGCGGCTGGACGTTGAAAGCAACTTCGACTCCAGTTATGCCGACCACACTGAGGCAAATGCTTCGGCTAAGGTGAAGATGGAGATCGTTTCGGAGAGCATTACAGCCGTAAGCAAGTCGCTTGAGGGCACCTGGACGACTGAGTTGGCTCAGGACTTGCAGGCGTATCACAATCTGAATGCGGAGTCGGAAATCCTCGGCATTGCTGCAGACGAGATCGCCCGCGAAATCAACTACACGATCCTTGAGGACATGCGCGTCAGCGCTACCGGGTCTACCTCGCGCGTATTCGGCACGGGTATCCCGGCCTCATCGAACTACACCGGCAGGGAGTGGGATCAGCGTCTCGTTGATTTCCTCATGCGGGTCGGTGGGGACATCGCGGATAAGGTCTATCGCCGCCCGAACTGGATCGTGTGCGACCCCACGACTGCCAGTCGGTTCTCGGCTCTGAACACGTTCGTCGCCGCTGCGCCAGACGAGCAGGATGCCTTCACGGTTGATGTCACTTACGAAGGTACGATGAGTAACCGGTGGAAGGTTTATTCGGTTGGTTGGTTCACCGACAACACCGTGCTGATGGGTTATAAGGGCGCAGACTGGAAGGATGTAGGCTATATCTTCGCTCCTTACATCCTTGCTTATCTGTCTCCCGCCGCCTACAACACTTCTACGCTGGTGGCCAGCCGGGCGACCATGACTAGGTATGCTACGTTCATGGCCAACTCCGACATGTTCGGCATCCTGACGATTCAGTCTGGGCCCGGTACGGAGCTAACGTAGTTTGTAGCGAGTCATGCAGATAAGTCGATATCGGAGGGGGTCTGAGAATAGGCCCCCTCCATAGAAGCGCTAGTCGTGGAGGATTATCTTTGTTTTGGCCCCTGGCTGGTATATAATAGGATGCGTCCCTCTTCCTCGCATCCGGCCTCCCAGCGCCCGGCCAGGGGCCGTTTCTTGCAGCTCGGAGGCGCTCCTCGTGTTACGCTTTAGGTTCCAGGCTCCGTTCATCATGCGCACCGGGTACGGCAAGCTCGGATGTTGGCTTGCCAAGTGCTTCCTCGAAAGAAACGACATCCAAGTAGATGTCGCCGCGCACCAAGGTAAGATTGCCGACGATGTTCCGCCGATAGTTTCGACTGCGGCGCGCGACCTTCACGAGTCTCGTCGCCTTGGGTTACTTCTCTCTTACGCCGACCATGTGAATCTTCTCCCCACTGAGATAAAGACTATCTATACGATGTGGGAGACGACCAGGCTTCCGTCTTCGTTTGTCCAGCGCATGAAGAGGGCAGACTTGATGTTCGCGCCCAGCGAGTTCTGTGCCTCGCTATTCAGGGCAGATGTCAAAGGGCTTCGGGTAGAGATGGTCGGCTGCGGGGTGGATACCGATTTCTATTCTATGGGGAAGGGTAATGATGGGCCGCTTACTATGGGCATATCGGGAAAATCACGTGCAATGCAAGGAATATCCCGGTAGTCCCTGATTTCTTCCGCATCCAGCAGCAAGGGCAGACGGAGCTCATTTAACGCTTCAAGGATATGGTCACAGAAAAAAGCGTTCAATGGATAGTTTTGGCTGGCCGGAAACATGCGCACAGCTGCTGGTCTGTTTTTTCTTAGGCGTTCTATAAGTGTTCCTTCGCCGGGCTCGCTTTTTTCCGCCAGCATTGGG